CGTGCCCGCGTTCAATCCCGGCGCCATGTTCAAAGGCCCGGCGCAATGAACGGCGCGTCGATCACCTTCAACGTGAACGGCTTGGTCAAGCTGGCCGGCCGAACCAAGCGGTTCCTGGACGCGGCCGCCGACAAGACCTTGTTGCTGGAAACCATCGGTTCCGCCCTGGTCGCTAACGTCAGGCTCCGTTTCGACAAGGGCCAGGCGCCCGACGGCACGCCGTGGCTGCCCGTGAAGCGCGGCGGTAGCCCGCTGAACAATCGGGGCTTGTTGCGCGATTCCAACACCTATGCCGTCGGCTCGGATTCCGTCCGCGTCGGCACCAATCATATCGAGGGCCCGGTGCATCAATTCGGCGCCACCATCCGGCCGAAGAAAGCGAAGGCCCTGGCCTTCACGGTGCGAGGCACGGTTGTTTTCGCCAAAAAGGTGACGATCCCGGCGCGGCCGTTCCTCGGCATCGGTCCCGAGGACAAGTCCGCCATTCGCGGGTCGATTGCCGACGTCCTGCGACTCGCACGGCAGAGGGCAAATTGATATGGACCTCGCGCTGATCGAAGAAGCCATCGAAACGCAACTTAAGGCCGTCGCCACGGCCAAAGGCCTGTCGCTCAAGGTCGATGCCTACGGCGGCCAGCTTGAAGATGAAAAGTTGGATGACCTGGCGCAAAACTGCCCGGCCGCCTTGATCGCGATTTCGGGCCTGACCCGTGCCCGCCGCGCACCGCATAGCGCCGAATTCGACATCACGGCCACGGTCATCGTTGCCGCCAATTCACTCAACGACGACATGGCGCGGCGCGGCGGCCGAGGTGGCCGGCACATTGGCGCCTACAACCTGATTAAGTTCGCCGTTTCCGCCTTGAACGGTTTCGGCACCGACCCGGCGTTGTCGCCTGATCCGGACTCGCCCTTGTTGTCGGCGCCGCTGCTGGTGACCGCCGTGCAGAACTTGTTCAACGCCAATGTCAGTCGCCGTTACCTCGCGGTCTACGGCGTTCCCTTCCAGGGCCGCGTCACCGTCGCCAACGACCTTGCCGATGAACTGGATGACCTGACCGACATCTATGTGTCGTCGATCCCGTCGCCTGCCGCCGATGACGGCGAAAACACCGAACCCATCGAAGCCGAAATCCCGCAACGTGAAACGGAGTAATTCCCATGCCCGCCAAGCCCGCCACCCAGGAAATCTATCTGGTCCCGAAGGACGGCCTTCCGATCCCCACGCCGAAGGACGGCGGCACCATCCCGCCCGAAGGCGCCTGGGTGCCGAATAACCGGTTCTACCGGAATTACATCCGGCGCGGCGAAGCCGAACGCGGCACCCCGCCGAAAGCCACCCCGCAACCCGCCGCCAAGGCGCCCGAAAATTCCAAGGATAAGGACTAACCGCCATGCCCACTTATGCAGACCAGGTCTCGTTGAATGTCTTTAGCCCCGGCATCTACATGGCCATCGATTCCAGCCTGTCGAAAACCGGCCTCCCGATCTTCATGCAACGCACGGTCATGTTCGGCCAGATGGGCACCGATGCCCAGGCGACGGCCGGCCAGGTGGTGCAAATCGTCACCGAAAACGACGCCAAGGCGGCGTTCGGCGTCGACTCCATGCTCCACGGCATGGTGAAGGTGTTCCGCAAGCGCAACCCGTATCAAACGCTTCTCGTCGTGCCGCTCGCGGAAAACGTCGCGGGCAACGCGGCGGCCGGCGGCATCACCATTGCCGGCGCCGCGACGAAGCCGATGACGCAGTATTTCTATATCGGTTCGAACATCCCCTATCAGTTGGGGGTTTCGTCGGGCGAAGCGGCGGCCGACGTCGCGGGCCGCCTGGTGACGCTGGTCAACAACGATCCGGCAGCCAAGGTCGTGGCGACGAATGACGGCGCCGACGTCACCCTGACGTGCAAATGGAAGGGTGAAACCGGCAACGACATCTTCATCGCCACGCGCTACCACGACGACGATACGTCGACGCCGGGCCTCACCTTCGCCGTCACCGCCATGACGGGCGGCACCGGCAACCCGGACATCACCGATGGCCTCGACGCCCTGGATGACCTGACGCAATACCAGGGCTTCGTCAATCCGTTCACGGATACGGTCAACCGGGGCATTTTGCGTTCCGAACTGGATGACCGGTGGGGACCGCTCCGCGCCGTTGATGGTCGCGTTTTCTCGTGTGTCCGCACCGGCGTTGCAACCCTCGTCTCCCACGCGGCGACGGCGAACGACCAGAACTATATCCCGATCGATATTGGCGAAGACGCCGCGTCCCCGTCATGGGAAGCCGCCGCCGCCTTCGCCGCCGCCGTCATGTACTACGGCGCCATCGATCCGGGCCGCCCGTTCCAAACCCTGGAACTTGTCGACATCGCCGGGGCCCGGTCCGGCAAGCGGCGCCTGGGGGCGGAAAATGAAACCCTGCTCGCGGGCGGTGTGTCGACCACGGTTGTCGGCGATGACGGCAAGGTCCGCATTCATCGCGCGGTGACCAGCTACACCGAAAACGAATTGGGCGCCGAGGACGAAGCCTACAAGTCCCTCAACACGGTCATGCTCATGAGCTACTACCGCCGATCCGTCATCAATCGGTTTCAGCTTCGGTTCCCGCGTCACAAACTGAAACTGACCGGTGGCTCGCAAAGCAGCTTCGTCATGTCGCCGGAAACGGGCATTGCCGAGTTCCTGGCGCACTACAAGACGATGGTCGACAACGACCTGATGGATGACTTCGACGGCTACAAGGCCGACATCCTGGCCGCCAAGAACGAAAACAAACGCGGTCGGCTCGACGTCTTCGACCGCCCCCGCCCCATCGACCAGTTTCACCAGTTGGCCGTTCGCGCGGCCTTCAAGCTGGTCTAACCCCGCCCAAAGGAGAACAGGAACATGGCTTCCATGAACAGCACCGCCGTTATCACGGTCGACGGCCAAGAACTGGTGTCCGTGCCGGGTACGGTCAATTTCAAGCCCGGCCTTTTCACCGCCAAAGCCCGGACGGGTCCGCGCGGCTATGCCGGCGCGGGGGTTGTGCCGAACAACTCCACCCTGCAATGCGACGTCCACGCGCTCACCGGGTATGACCCGACGGGCCTTTCGAAAGGTAAGGAAATGACCGTCCGCGTTTCCGACGTCGTCAACGGCGATGAATGGGTTGTGCCGGTCATGGTGCTGGTCGAAGACCCGGAATTCGGCGACGGCGACGAAGCCAAATGGTCCCTGTCGCTCGAAGGCGCCACGGCGGAGAAAGTCTGATGGACGACATCAAGACCTTCCCGTTGGCGAAGCCTCTCAAGATCGGTGGCGGAAACGTCACCGCTCTTGTCCTCGGCCCGCTAGACGCCGGCCATGCCATCGACGCGGCGGCGGCGGCGGAACGGGTTGTTTTCGGTCCCTCGGGCGAACCTGTCCTCGTTCCCTCGCCGGTCGTTGCCACCGCCGAACGGGCCCGCCGGCAGGTCCGCAAGCTGACCTTTGAAGACGGTCGGGAAATGCAAGGCCCCATGGCTCTTGCCGATCTTCGCCGCCTTTCCGAACCGGCCCTCAATGCTCTCTACGACCGGTTGGAAAAAATCGATCTGCTTTACCTGGAACGGGAAGCCGGCGCGGGGCGATTCGACGGCACCGACGGCGGCGGAAACCCTGTCGGCGGTGCTGATCCAGAAAGTGGCGCCGGGCTACCTGATGGGCCGGGGCCTGTTGGCGAGCCGGCGGGAAATTGAGGATCAAATCTTGGTCTTGGCGAAGGTGACCGGCGCGTCCCTTCGCGAGACCGAGGAAATGCCGCTTTGGCGGCTCTGCCGGAACATACAAAAGTTGGCGAAGCTGAATAATCCATGAACGATTTCCGGACAGACGTTGAGGTCAACCTAAAGGGAGACCTGGAAAACAAGGCCAAGGCCTCAGGCCAGGCCTTTGACCGGTTCTCCAATAATGCGTCCCGCTCGCTGGCCCGCTTGAGCCGAACAACCGTCGGCCTGTCCAACGGTATCGACCGCCTCGGCAACAAGTATAGCGGCCTGGTCACCGCCGCCGGCATCACGTTCGCCGCTCGGGGTGTCGTCTCGTTCGAAAAAGCGTTGAAGGATATCCAAGTCCAAGCCGGAATGACGGACGATGAAATCCGCACCCTTCGCCAAACGATCCTGGACACCGCCCAAGCGTCCGACGTTCGGGTCGACCCCACCGAAATTCTGGCCGCCATCGACGCCGTCATTGAAAAGACCGGTGACGTTAAGCTCGCCACCGAGAACATCCGCAACATGGGCATCGCCATGCGGGCAACCGGCGCGGCCGGCGGCGATATCGGCGCCGTCGTCGCGGGCCTCAAAAAGCTCGACATCACGGCGCCCGCGGACGTCGCCCGCGCCCTTGAACTGTTGACGCAGCAAGGCAAGGCCGGCGCCTTCACCATGCAGAATATGGCGCGCGAAGCTGGCCCGTTGCTGGCTTCGATGGCGTCGATGGGCCAAAAGGGACTGCCGGCCATCGCCGTCATGGGGGCGCTTGCCCAGACAACGCAGATGGCGACGGACTCGGCGGCGGAAAGCTCGACCGCCATTCAAGGCCTGATCCGTGAAATCGCCCAAAAGGGCAAGGCGTTGGAAGGTGAAGGCGTCACGGTCTTTGATCCCAAGGCCTTGGCCGAAGGCCGGGAACAATTCCTTGCCCTCGACACCATCGTGAAATCGATCCTGAAACAGTCCGGCGGGAAGCTGTCCGCCCTGTCCGGCATGTTCGGCGACGAAGCCATGAAGGCCTTGAAGGTCTTGGCGACGGAGTACGGACAAAAGGGCGGCAGTACGGCGACGTTCGACCAATTCCGGAACATGACAGGGGACTCCGGCCAGCTTCAAAAGGACGCCGCCGACAAGGCCACCACGGCCGACGCGGCCCTGACGTCGTTGAACGCCACCATGAAGCGGATGGCCGACCAGAACTTGGCGGGCCCCATTCAAGACCTCGCGGACGCCGTCAACAGCCTTGAGCCGGAACAATTGAATGAACTGTTCGATATCGCCGGCAAGGGCGTTGCCGCCGCCGCCGGCATTTGGGCGGTCAACCGCGCCATCCGAACCGTCGCCAGCGGGTATCGCGGCATTCAGGCCTTGCGGGGTGCGACGGGTGGAAAGGCCGGCGACGTTCTCAATCGGGCGACGGCGCAACCCGTCACGGTCACCAACTGGCCCGCCGGTTTCGGCGGCGGTGCCGGCGCCGCCGACGGCATGGCGCCGGGCGAACGTGGACGGACCCGCCGGGCCGGCCGGCCGGGCGGACGTCTCGGCCGTCTTGGCCGGGTTGGGCGTGCGGCCGGGCGGCTAGGACGGTTGGGCGGATATGCCGGACGTCTCGCCGGTCGTTTGGGACCGCTCGCCGCGATCATGGGTGCCCTGGACATCGGTTCGTCGGCCCTTGCCGGCGACGGCCGGGGAACGGCACAGGCCGGCGGCCGTTTCGCGGGAGCCTTGGCCGGCGGCCAACTTGGCGCCATGCTCGGCACGTTCCTTGGTCCGTTGGGTACGCTCGCGGGTGGTGCTGCCGGCGCGACGGCCGGCGCCATCGGCGGGGATAAACTGGTTTCCGCCATCTACGATTTCTTCACCGGCAAGACGGCCGGCGATAATGCGGCGCCCGGCAACGACGGCATGCAACAGGCCCTCACGGCCCATGCACGCGCGCTCGATGCCAACACGCAAGCCATCAAGTCGACGAAACGGGATAGGGAAGGCCACGCCGAATTCGGCGGGCGGGCCGTGGCGGGGGCATGATCGACATTAGCCAATACCGCAAGGGTTCCTTCGAAGGTATCGAGTTCGAAACCTTGACGGCCGGGCTCCGGTTCGAACACCGCCTGGACGTGAAGCGCTACCCCTACCAGGACAAGGGCCTGGTCACCGACCTTGGATTGTCGGAAGATCGTTTCGAACTGGCGATCTTCGTTATCGGTTCGGATTTCCTGACCCGTCGTGCGGCCTTGGAAAAGGCGTTCCGCAAGACCGGTCCCGGCTTGCTCGTGCATCCGACACGCGGTGAAATCCGGGTGAATGTCGAACGGGTCCGCCTGGACGAAGATTTGCAGGAACTCGGGGTCGCCGATTTCCAAGTCACGTTCGTGAAATCCGACGCCACGTTGGCGCCGCGTGCCGTTGTCGATACCAAGGCGGCCGTCATTTCGTCCAGCGCCGCGACCACGGCCGCAACCCCGGCCGCCGTCACGCTTTCCAACTTGACGGACCCGCTCGTCATGAAGGCGGCGGAATCCCATATGGCGACATTCACCGATGCCTTGAACACGGCCTCGGGCGTGTTGAACGAGCTATCCCCCGACAAGATCATCAGCGGCTTTGACGCCGTCCAGCAACTCAAGGCCGACCTGGGAACGGCCTATACGAACACCCAGGCAAGCCTTGCTCTTGTCGGCCAGGTCCAGTCCGTCGTCACGTCATGGGCGGGGTTGTTCGGCGTGCCGAAAAAGGCGTTGGATTTTGCCTTGGGCCTTCTCAACCTCGGCTCGGTCATGAACCTGGTCGACAACGGTTATGTCGTCTCCGGACAGTCGATTGTCAGAACCCCAACGGTGACCAGTTTCAAGACACAGAACACGGTCGGCGACAACGCGGCGAACCGGCAATCCATCGCCGATACGTTCGATCTGACCATTGCGCAGGTCGCCGCCGCCCTGGCGACCGACACTGAATTGGACACGTTGACGAAGGCCGTATCGACCCGCGACACCATCACCCGCAAGTTGGATGAAATCGCCACGGCAGAACGTCCCGGCACCCTGCCGGCGGAAATCGCCGAATTCCGTTCGTCTGTCCGGTCGCTCAAAACGGCGACCTATCGCGACATCACCGAACGGGCCGGGCAGTTGCCCGCCTTGGAAAGCTACACGCCGGCATCGCGTCAACCGGCCCGCGTTCTGGCCTATCGCCTCGCCGCCGGCATCGATACGGAAACCGCCATCGTCCAGCGGAACGATATTCAACACCCCTCGTTCGTGCCGACCAACCGGCCCCTGTTCTATCTCGCGTCGACGAAAAACGGGGGGCCAGGCAATGCCTGATATCGCGCTTTATGTGAACGGCCTGAAATGGCTCGGCTGGCAAGAGGCCACCGTCACCCGCTCCATCGACGCGGTGTTCAACCAGTACACGCTTCGCCTGACCTCGACATGGCCGGGTGCGCCCGGCGCCGGCATTCCGCCGGTCAAAAAAGGCGATGAATGCAGCCTGGCGTTGGAAGGCGAAACCGTCGTCACGGGCTTTCTGAATAACGTGCGGCTCAAGGTCACCGCCGATGGCTTCGACCTGACCGTCGACGGCCGCGACAAGACGGCCTTGTTGTTCAAGGGCGCGGTCCTGAACACCCCGGCGGAATGGTCCGGCAAGACGGCCTTGCAGATCGCCCAAGAGATTTGCGAGCCGTTCGGCATCACCGTGCGGGCCCTAAGCTCGGTCGGCGCCGTGTTCAAGAAATTCACATGCCAGCCGGGCGAAACCGCCAACCGCGCCATTCAACGTCTTTGTGGCCACCGCGCCCTGTTCCACTACGCCGACCCGGCCGGAAACCTGATCCTTGCCAACGCCGACGCAGCGACCCCGGCCGCGCGCGGTCTGGCCTTGGGGTTCGATGGCAAAACGAACGTCGAAAGCGTGACATTCGACGACGGGTTGGACGGACAGTATAGCGACTACGTCGTCTACAATCAGAAACCCGGACTGTCGTTCGGCGGCAACCCGCATAACAAGGTTCTCGGCCGGGCCAAGGATCACACGGTTCGTCAATATTGCCCCAAGGTCGTTATCGCCAATGAACCCGGCGATACGACGGCGGCGCGCGACCTGGCCGTGCAGACGGCCGCGTTGGCGGCGGCGCGCGCGCTGGCACTTTCGTATGAAACGCCGGATTGGCGGCCGGTGCCCGGCGGCAAGTTGTGGTCGATCAACACCACGACCCCCGTCACCGACGACATCACGGGCGTCAAAAAAACCATGCTCATCAAGAAAGCCGTCTTCCACGTTAGCGAGGAAGTCGCCGAGACCTCAACGCTAACGGTGGTCGATCCGAAATCCTACGCCCTGATCGCGGAACCCGAAGACAACGTCGGGGGGTGGTCATGAACGGTTATGCCGCCTTGCGCGAACAACTGGAATCGATCCTCGCGGATATCAAACTTCGCCTTCAATTGGTGTTCACGCGGGGCACGGTGCGCATCGTCTACACCCGGAAAGAAAACGAGCTACAGAAAGTCCAGGTCACCGGACTGCATGGCGAGACAAGCGACCAGGTCGACCACGCCGAACCGTTCGGACTGGCCTCCAAGCCCCTGGACGGCGCCGAGGCGTTCTTGGGCGCCGTACTCGGCCAACGCGGCCAGCTTATCGCCCTGGTCATCAGCGACCCACGCTCGGCGCCCTTGGGCCTCAAGCCTGGGGAAACCGTCCTGTGGTCGCCGCACGGGCAAACGATCTGGCTGCACGATGACGGATCAATCGCCATCGACGCGCCGGGCAAGATCACGGTCAACACACCGGACGATATCGACATGAACGGCCGTAACATCACGATCACGGCCGAACAGGTTTTGGAGCTTCGCGGCGACAAGGTACTTGGCCGGGCCACCTCGCTCTATCAGTACGGCACCAACGGTCATGGTTGGAACGTCTACCCGACCTATGTGGACGCATACACCATCGGCCAGGTGCCGGGTTCGACCTTTGCCATTTCACCGCCCGAGGTGCCGACCGAAGCACCGGAAGAAGAGGTTTAATCCATGTCCGATCTTCAATTGACCAATGTGGACGGCAAGGGCTTCGACCTGACGCATGACGGATACGACCTGGTCCTTGGTGACGGCCTGGTCGAAGCCTTGGTCCATTCGATTTTCCGCGACGGCCGCGCCCCCGCCGGTTCGATCCCGGCCGCCGACGATCCGCGCGGCCATTGGGCAAGCACCCTGGAAACCGCCGCGCCCGACGGGTCGTTGTTGTGGCTTTTGCAGCGCGAGGCGATCACGTCGGCCATGCCGGGCCGGGTGGCGGACGCGCTCAAGGCCGCTTGCGCCTGGATGATCGATTCGACCGAAGGCGTTCTCGCCGCCGTGACGGACGTTGACGCCGTCGCGAGCAAGGCCGCTCGCCGGGGCGCCATCGAAAGCACCCTGGACGTGCATTTGGCCGTCGCCCCCTACCGCCGGCAATTCGAAATCGTCTACAGCCCGACGACACAAACCTATCAGTTGACGGAGGTCTAACCATGCCGTGGCCCAACACACCGCTTAAAGATCGCGAAGAACGGCTCCGCTCGGGCATTTCGACCGGCCTGGGCTTGAAGGGAACGCCCGGCCGCATGTCGACTGTCGGGGTTTTCTCGGCCGAGGTCGCCGCCGAGGTCGATAGCGCCCATCAACACACGGCCTACAACAAGCGGCAAATCTTCGCTGCGACGGCCGACGAAGAAAACCTCGTCATCAAGGCGGCGGCTTCGGGCCTGCAACGCAAACCGGCGGTGCCGGCCGAAGGCGAAGTCACGTTTTCCGGCATCGATGGCGTGACAATGGCAACACCACTTGACGCGTTAAAAACATCACTGACGGCTGGCAACACTATATCCGAAGCTCTTGCACAGCCACAGTTTAGTGGACTTGCAGGTATAGGTTGGGAATGGGTAAATCTCGCTTATTTACTCGGGG